CCCCCACAGAGAGGGAAGCAGCAACAAGGGACTGATTGTAGGCAATGGTAGCAGGGACAGGGCGACCCACGGCATACTGGCCAGCAGCACCAGTGTAGGGGTTGGTGTTGCAGTTAAGGGTGGTCACAGCCCAGAGGCACTCATCAATAGGACGAATATCAAGGTTAATCTTGACCTCGTGGTACTGGAGAGCGATCAAAGGAAGGGCGAGACCAGGGTTGGTGCAGAACCAGAACTGGAGGGGCACGTAGAGGGTGGTCTCGGGAAGAGCGTTACGAGGAGCGCACACCTGGCGGGGAGCCTGGGAGTCGCAAGGACCATCAACATCAGAGAAGGAAGGATCGGTGATGAAGGTAAGCTGGGTGGTGTTACCAATCATCTTGAAGTAGCCGCGCTGCTGCTCAGAGGTCATAGTGAGCTGGTTCCAGATGTGCATCCAGTCACCATACTGACGGTCAATGCGCTGACCACCAATCTCAACCTCAACCTGAGCGATAAGTTGCTCACCAGGGTAATCTAACCAACGAGCATAGACACCAGTGTTCTCGTTGGCGGTGTAGTTGCCAAGACCCATAAGCTGGTTAATCTCGGGGAGAGTAACCTGGAGATAAGTGCGGTAAGCGAGATCACCATTTCTGCTGATCACACACTGCACACGGCGACCGAAGTCAGCCTGACCATTGAAAGTTTGCTCAATTGATTCAATAGCAAAGTTAGTATAGCGACGATAAGTCACTTTCCAGAAAGTAATTTGAGGATTACCTGTACATTTCCTCTACCTTATTTTTCAATAAGGATTAGACTATATCTTATGAAGAATTTACATATTTTTTTCCATAGCTAGTTTTTCATTTATTGCAAATTCTTCCGAAAACCATTTAGTCGTTGAACCTTCTTCTTTAAATTTTTCTAATCTTTCTACAATGTAATTTACTTGTTCTAAATCAATATTTTTTTTTGATGAATTATATTTTACTGTTACTGGCATTAAATTTGACCAATTCCAGCATAATAATTTCTCTTTTTCATCAGTTAAATCAAATTTACATACAGGTATAACATGATCAATAGACCAATATTTTCCATAATTGTCCCAGTTCATTTCTTCTGTAAAATTATACTCAAACCATTCCCTCAAATATTGGACATTGCACCCAATATAAGTCATAGTTGTGTCACTTTTTTCAAGAACATTTCTTAAACGAGCAGCGATTGATTTTTTCAATCTGTAATTTATATTTGTTTTACTTTCATTTTTACACCACTCATTTTTTTGTTCATTCAAAAAAATAGGATAACATGCCATACAAATTTTTTTCTTATAAAATTTTTTTAATTTTGCAAAATGTTTTAATGCCTTTTCTTCATTGCATTTTTCACACTTTACAAAAGTCGTGTTTCTTTTATTTTCTCTGGCATTAATTTTTCTTAGTTTATCCATTTCGTTAGCGCAAGCTTTACATGTATTTGAGTATGTTGTTTTATTACAATATTTTCTATATTGGGTTATTGATTTTTCGGAATTACATTTACTGCATATTTTTGTTTCATTTTCCATTTATTACATTTATATGCAAAATATTTATATTGTTTTTAGATTAGTCTTTAAAGAAGCTTGGATGCTCATTGCCCATTTATACAGACATTCATAAAATATCTATAACATCTTATTCGTTATTACTATACCCAAGTTTTTAATCTTGGCCACAACTTTTTCACAAAAATTGCTTAGTAGAATAAGCTTTAGGGGTTTCAAGCAGTTTGATTTTCTCACTAGGGGTTTTCAAATCAAATATATTTCATTTAATTTCCCTAATTAACGTCTGTGGTACATTTCTGTATCCACAAAGGGCTTTATGAATGTCTTATTTTTTCAACATTCCCCGACGTTTTTCTACCCTACAGGCTTTTAAGGTAAACATCTTGAGCGCCGTAAGCGACGAGTTGCATAAGACCGCCTCCCATTTTATAATAATGCTAAAGAAAAAAATTTTTATTATAACTTATTTAATTAATTAATTTCAGAATTATAATATCTGGAATTAATTCAGTATTTTACTCACATCCATATTCGTCTTCATAAATTTTATCAAATATGCATCTTCTAACACCTCTTTTTTATTTTCATGATTTTTGGTAAAAACATATGAATTATTTCTTTTTTTTATACTCCATCCATCTTCCAAAGCATTGTATAATAGCATCATTTTTTGGAACCTCAACGTATCTATTTTAAATTTATCATCTTCCACGTAGTTTTCCATATTAATATTGATGTCCATTTATTAAATTTAAAAAAGAAAACTATATATTTCTTTAAACTATTTGTTTTCCTAAATAAAGTAAAAAAGACTGAGTATAATATTTTATGTTTTTTCATTTTTTAATTTTTATCATTTTTTTAAATATTTTTTATTTTTTTACATCTTTGGATTGTTTCCACTTATAATATCTAGATACATGTTGTTCTTCATTTTCCAATGTTTTTAAGCTGCTCCGGGTAATCCCCCCTTCTGAATTAGAATAATAAACATATCTAATTTTATATCCTTTTTTAAGAGGTGCCGTTTGCATAGTTCTTATACAATTTGTACATGGCTTGCTATATTGTATTTTATTTGTTTTTGATAATCTTATTACCATGAGATCAATAATTTCAAGATTTTTTTTGAGTTTTAATGGCATTAAACGATTAATTGCATCTTCCTCCGCATGAACACCTGGATTTTTTCCATCAATATCCGCATAAGAATTCATTCCATAACTCAATACGCTAACCTTTTTCAAAGACCCCTTTCCCTTGTAAAATACATGAAATGTGATTATATTCTCCGCAGACACAGTTATGAATGTTTCTATTACCCTCCTCATAATCACATACATTTGCCGACGAAGGCAAACAAAAGCGCTTTATAAACATCTTATCAAGAAGCGAAAACATGTTGATGATTAATTGTAATTTATTTACAGATGTAATTTTTATATCAATTTTTTTATTATTTGCAAAATATTAATTACATGAATTTTAAATTAAACAAAAAATAGAATTAATATAAAAATAAAATTATGCCTAATTTTAAACCCAAAACAGCAAAAAAAATTAGGGTTAGTAAAAAAAACTCAACTACCTTAGATGGAAAACACAAAGAATTCATGAATGATTTTGCAAAAGATGAAATAAATCGTATTCCAGATCTTAAAGAAGAGAGAGAAGAATTACGTGAAAAATTAAAAACGCAATCAGATGATTTATCCATCGATCAAAAAATGGAAATAATGGATCAGATTAAAGAGATGACAAAAACAATCAAAGAGCTCAAAATTAAAAAGAAAGAATATTTGTTAGATAATTCAAAATATATATTTGATTATTTTGAAAATAAAAAAAATATTGCAAGCGGAACTACTGGCAATCCACAAGCCCAAAATAGTAAAACCAAATTAGTAAATAACTTTTTTAAAATTAAAGAGGATATTTCTTTAAACAATGTGTCAAATAATGCGGCAAATAATAATATTGTTCAAAAATATCTAACCAATATTGATGACACATTTTTGGATATTAATACTTTTGTATGCCAAGCAGATATTTGTCAGCATTGTCATAAGGGAGAATTAATTCCTATTGAAGATGAAGGTATATTGTTATGCAATGTGTGTGCAAGAAATGTCCCTTATTTAATTGAAAATGAAAAACCATCTTATAAAGAGCCACCCAAAGAGGTATGCTTTTATGCTTATAAAAGAATTAATCACTTTAAAGAAATTCTTGCTCAATTTCAAGGAAAAGAGACTACACAAATACCGCCAGATGTTATTGAAAATATTAAAATGCAAATTAAGAAGGAGAGAATTGAATTGCATCAAATTACGAGTGCAAAAACCAAAGAAATACTCAAGAAGCTCGGATATAATAAATATTATGAACATATATCTTTTATAAAGGATAAATTAGGTATAAAACCACCCATTATGAGACCAGAATTAGAAGAGAGGTTATGCAATTTATTTATAGAGTTGCAAGCCCCTTATTCAAAATTTTGTCCGGACAATAGAGTTAATTTTTTGAATTACTATTATACCGCATACAAATTATGTGAATTGCTAGGAGAAACACAATATTTGCCTTTATTCCCGTTATTAAAAGATAGAGAGAAAAGAATGGAACAAGATAATATTTGGAAATGCATATGCGAAGAAATGGATTGGGAATTTATTCCGACAATTTAAAATTTTTACACCGATTTTTTTAAATTTGAAAACTTTCACCAAGTTATAAAAAACTCGCATTTTTAAAAAAAATGAAATGAAAATAAAATAAAACAATAAACATAAACAATTGCTATTATTAATATGTCTCTTAACATGGACGAATTCTTTAACAATAAACGCTTTTTGAATGCAATCAATAAGTTGCCCTATGGAAAAGAAAGAACATTAGAAATAATGAAGGAAATAAAAGAAAAAAGACCAGAATTGACAATTGATGTATTTATATGCATATTGCATAAACGAATTGACCGCACAGTTTCATCTATGGATATAGGAGGCGGCTTATATAAATGCTCTGTAGAATTATGGAACCAATATATTTTTGATAATTGTAAATGTGATTTTAGATTGTTAATAAGTTACGAAGATATATGCTTTTAATTTTATTAAAAATTACTATTTTCAATTACTTTGTGAAGATTATAGGTTTAATATTATGATATTTTATAATATGAAATATCACAATAGGTTCTCTAAGCATAATAATCAGTTGCTTCAACCAAACGTTTTATATTTTCCTCATCGGCTGCGGTGTGACCTGCCAAAGTAGGGAAAAACCGAGCATGTGGTAATGCTTGATGTAATCTATAAGCACTAACAAACGGACAAATCATGTCATATATTCCTTGTACAATTGTAGTAGGTATATGTTTAATTTTATCAATGTTTTTTTTGTCCAAAAAATAATTATGGGGCAAGAAACATTTTTTAGAAAAATAATAACGCTCAATGGCAGACGTCATTCTATATGATTTATCTTTTTTGTATTTTTTTAATAGCTCGCTAAGCGTTTTTCGTTTTAAATGTGAATTGCCATCTTCCCAAACAGTCCATGCTTTTAAGCACATATCTTTTTGTTTCTCTCCATAATCGCCTTTGAAGCATTTTGTGTATGCAGTCATATAATTTTTCTCAAACCTTGCCTTTTCTGGAAGTGTGTTCTCATAGTAATCCCATACTTCTGGATTATATCTTTCTAAACCGTGCGGTTCAGTCACCCAATCTACTTCTTCTTTCGTGCAGAAAAAGATACCTCTCAAGACTAGTTCGGTTACGCGGTCAGGATGAGTAAATGCATACGCTAACGAAAGTGTGGAACCCCATGATCCACCAAATACAAGCCATTTTTCAATTCCTAAATGTTCTCTTATCTTTTCAAAATCATCAATAAGGTTTTGCGTATTGTTCTCTCTTAACTCTGCACTAGGCTTACTTTTTCCTGCTCCACGTTGATCAACTACAACAATGTAATATTTTTTAGGGTTAAAAAAACGCGCGGACAAAGGACTTGTTCCGCCTCCAGGCCCACCATGAACAAATAGTGCGGGTTTTCCATTTTTATTTCCATATGTCCAAAATGAAATGGTATGCAATTTTGATACATTCATTTTATAATGTTTTAATGGTTTTATAGGTGGATACAAAAGAGTTTTTGCGTAGGGATCCTTTTTCGCTTTTCGCGTTAAGTTATGTTTTGGTTTCAGGGTTCTCTTTGTTTTTTTCATATGTTTTAATATAATTCAATATTATATTAAAAATTTACCTTAATATTTATGGTTTATAAGGGAACAATTTCAACATTGGTGTGTTATATATGGAAAAATTAGGATCTGTGCAATTTCCACCGACATTTTGACCCCCTTTTTTCCATTTTCTACCTCCCATTTGGAGCCCTCCTATTTGTTTCTTATCAAATGCTAAATTTGGATTAAAATCCGCGCTACCTAACCGATCTATATTTCCTCCTAGTTTGATTCTCTTTATATTTCTCTTTGTTTTGCGATTTTGTTTTCGTCTCTTGATTTTACGCGTTCCCTTTCTCTTTTTCATTGTTTTTCTCTTCTTCATTCTTCTTCTCTTCCTCGTCTTCTTTCCTCCAAATGATATACTTTCATTGGTAGTTTCATTCAAATAAGAATCGTCTCTATCCCCATCTTCATCTAAAAACCCTTCGTCTAAATTCATCCAATCTTCTTCATCAAATGCAATGGAGTTTTCAGGAACTGTTTCGTCATCTTCATCTAAAACATTCATGCTCTCATTTAAATTATTATTATCACTCTCGCGGCTTATCATAGACACATCTCCAAAATCATTTTGCATACTAGCGTTTTGAACGGGTTCATCAAACAAGTCAAACTCAGACATGGCTTCATCTAAATCTTTAACATTGTCTGAATTTTTTACATCCTTTTTATTGTCTTCATCAAATAAATCAAATTCAGTCATAGCGACATCCAAATCTTTCACGGCATCTGTCTCATTTCTTCCTCCTAGAAAAACGTCAAGCGCACCAATGCCTATATCAGAATGATCTCTAATTTTATTGTTTTTCTTTCTAGAGTATCTTTTTGATTTTCTAATTCTTTTATAACTTTTTTTGCCCATAATAATATAATATTAGATTAATAATATTACATTAATGTTAAATTAATAATTTTTACATTCTATTATGCTTTATAAATGGAATTAAATACCAATTCCTGATAATTTAAGACCGATACCAAGACCAGTACCCTGTCTGGCACTCACACCCATGGAAGGAATATAGGTATCAAGAATGCTGAATGTGGCGGCAGCAGTTAAAGCAATGAGAATAATTTCCTCCATATTGAGGGAACGTTTAGGAATGGCATAAGCAGCGATGGCTACCATCAAACCCTCAACAAGATATTTGATTATTCTCTTAACAAGTTCTGCAATGTTAATTAAAGGCATGCTAAAATTATCACCAGGCATTATAATTATTAATAAGAAAAAAATAATATATTATGAGTAAAAAAACTTAAAATAATATCCTAAACTATTTAAAATGACTAGAAATAGAAATTCTCAAAAAACTCCTTCCCAGGAATCCCAATTTGAGAGAAAAATGAAAGATGGTAAGCCTAACCCAAAATATGTGGATTTGCTTGAGGAAGACAAGCCTATTGCCGGACAAAAATTTGTGTGTGTTTCTTTTGTTTCTCCTGAAAAAATCCTTAAGCAGAAGGAACACTTTTTCTTTGAGGAGTTCCTAAAGAAATGGGAGTTTTCAAAGTCTATGGAGAAGTTTGTTCAGTTTTTGAACTTTGTTTCTTATAAATATAACATTTCATTTGACGATTTGTCCAACGATTTTAAGGATTTTGTGAATGAAGAGAGAGAAAATCTCAAGAAATCAGGGATTGAAGATGATTATAAGACTTATTTGGACAATAATGAGGAGGAACTAGAGAAATCATTTGCCTTAGCGCATAATTTCCAGACATCTACGCGTGGTCTAAAAATTCGCGGATCTTACCCTACCATGGAGGAAGCCGAGCTTAGATGCAAAATGTTGCGTGAAATTGATCCCAATCATGATATTATGGTAGGTCCTGTTGGAATGTGGATGCCTTGGGATCCTGAAGCCTACAAGACGGGTCGTGTGGAATATATGGAAGAGGAACTCAATCAATTGATGAGTGAAAAGCAGAAGAATGAGGCGAATGCTAAGCAGGCCTTTGAGCAGCGCGTTAAGGAGACCAAACAGAAGGCGATTGAAGATAATATTAAGAATGCCGAAAAATCAGGTAATGTTCTAACACAGACCATTGATGATGAAGGCAATCTAGTAGGTCTTAACAATGCCAATACTCAGGAGTTCTCTCTTAAGAATAATCAGGAGACTATTTCTTCCGCAGATATTTGCGCTGAACTTTTTGAAGGCGAGAACATTGTCGTTGGTAAGTCAGATTATGGTCAGAGCCAGCTAATTAGCGGTCCTTTTGCTACAAAGAAAGATGAGTAACTAATTTAAACTAAAATAACTAAAAAATTGCTAAATATTTTAATAGAAAATTATGTAAAATATTTATCTTCTCATTTTTCTAGTTTTGTTTTTCACACTGCATTTGCAATCTAGAAATAGTCCAGGAATGAATTTTCCCATTTTGATCATCTCAATATGAGATTTGTTGAGTGGTTTTCTAGCGGACCCCACCTTTTTGCCTCTTGAATACTTGGTTACACTTTTGTATCCCTTACCATTTTTTATACTTACTTTACGGACAATTTTTTTGCCACCCATTTGATTCTTAACTTCTTTGTTTTCATAATCAAAATTTTCCATATATTATATTTTGAGATTTTTTATATTTTTCTGTATTTTAATAGCGCCTCAATATATAAATGGATGGACGCATTTTTGTAAGCCTTTTTCACATTCTTTTTGTGGGAATTTTATTTTTGTATGTTGGTTTAACGAGAGACAAAAACACTAAAATAATGTTCAACTTTCTACTTGGTTTAGGTATATTCATTATTTTGTATCATTGTTTTAAAGTATATAATTATCTTAGTGAAGGCAAACCAATATGGGTAAATCTTATTCATATCTTTATTGTAGGTCCATTAGTTGCATATATTGGTTACAATGGACAAAACACATCCAGAAAATACTTTGAATTATTATTGATGCTTGCATTTGCTTCCATTGGATATCATGGTTATTATTTAGTTCAGTCGCTTACTGCATAAAACATTTGTTAGCATATGCTAGATACCCAATTTTTTGTCAATACTGCCTTGACACTTTCTAACGCACCTTCGGTCCATCCTTGATTTCTACTAATCATTTCTCCAACTACAAGTATGCACTTTTCTGGATGTTGAGCCTTTTCTACAAAGTTCTCTCTATCTTTATACAGGGTTTTGTCTAAAGGAGTATAATAATGTGTTCCAACCGGCCAATAATAATCTTTAATGGCAGTCAAATGGAGAGAATTCGGTGGCATACCTAATGCCTTTTCCAACAAAGCACAATAAAATGCACGATTTGCAGGAGTATTTTCAAGATAATTTTTTAAAGCTATTGTATTTTTATTATCATTATAAGCAATCATATAAATGCCTTTGTTTGGATTCATAGGAATGATTCGCTGCAAAGGTCCGGGTAAAAAGGTAAAACCTTTCACATATTCTTTTAAAATTGGAATAGAAGCTGCATTAAATTTGCCATATAATCTCAAAAAAGGTTGCCCTTTAATTCCATTATATATGGGATACTCTGGTAATAATTTTTTCACACTACTTATGGTAGTTGCCAAAATTAATTTATTACAATAATATTTTACACCACTTTCGGTTTCAATCATAAATATATTGGGGCATCCATTTTGTTTGATTATTTTTGTGGCTCCACTTGAAAAACGGAAATGATCTTCCCCTATTTTTTCATAAAGTTTCATCACAAGTTTTCTCCATGGCACGTGAAATGCTTTCCAAGAAGAAGGGG